GGGTTGCACCCCACGCATGATTTTAGTCCCCATTTGTGGCCAGTCAAAACGCAGTGTCGTGTTGCTACCTCTTGAACGGTATTTACCCATTCATGGGTTCCTCCACTATATTTCCCCCAACCAAGGAGGATTGACATTTCACGAATTTTGCCCCATTGGACTCTCTTTTCTTCTTCTGTCATTTCTGTCATGGTTCTTCACCTATGGATATATTGAATCGGAGACACACCTTCGTTCCACTCTTTACTTCTTTCATTCGCTTACCGCTTCCGTCGCATTTCGTTCCAATGGCTTCACCATGGGTCATCACTCAATGTTCTATTCTGCTTTCGTGTCGGGATTCGCCTATTTCTGTCGTCGGGTGTGTTCTTTTCGTCAAGGAGGGATGCATATCACTTGACTACACCAATGCGGGAGGAATTACCTTGAAAACGGGGTATCTGCAAAGCATTACCATATGGTCGTATCTTTGAGGATAACGGAAGGCGACCCGAAGGCCGCCGCTTTTCTCACTTCCATCGGTTGCGAGACTCCTCCCAGAGAGCATCTAACTCTTTTTCGGTCATGCCCTCCAATTCGCTCATTATTTTCCAAAGAGGTTTAAGGTCAGGAAAATCCTCAATTTCGCTAACACCATAAGAACACTTTCCATACCCAAAGATGATGGTTCGGTATCGTTGTTGTAGCATATTAGCAGTTTGCATATGAATATGCTTTTCCTTCTTTTCTTCCTCAGTTGCGTGGTGGTGGTTGTAGGTCGAAAATCCATCATAGCAAACAGGACACTTACATTCTGATGAATCCCTAAGCCATGCGCTGTAAGTATTCAATGCCGTTTGGTGGCGGTGGAACATAATGGTATTTTCCAATGCTTCTTTGAGGGTAATCATGTTAATTCTTGACTTTAGGGAATTATAGGGTTGCCGTTCCACTAAGCATCAAAGACCTGCAACCATATGGTCTTGCTTTGCGTAAGGCCCGAAGGCCCCCAATCAAGGGAATTCTTGGCGTTCTCGGTGTATCTCAATTGCCACATCAAGCGGCAAAACCCACCCACACGAACAAATCCATGCCTCTTCATCAGCACCCGCATAAGGCACAATTGAAGCACATATGGGACATATCACGGTGTCGTTCATCATTCTTCTTCCTCTCCATACGCTGAACGCTTGATTTCATCCCAGTTAATCAAACCAAAGTTGATGTAGTCGTTGAAAAACAGACCGTAGCCTTCTTTTGTGATTTTGTCCCATTCCTCTTTAATGGATTCCTTGATAAAATCCCAACCATGAGGTTTAGCGATAATATCGCTAAAATAAACAACAACAAGCCAAGTTTCTCTATTAGTCCATCCGTTATAATCAGTCATAATATGTCTTAACTTAGGCCATTTATGAGGTAATGCAGATTCAAAGATACATTACCATATGGTGTTGCTTTCGCACACAACCCAAGGCCCCCCCGAAGGAGGGCAACAAGGGTGATGCAACTCACTCAAACTCATTCTTCCTCGGAAACCTCCGAGATATCGGCCTTAGTCGCCGTTGGGACGATTTGTGGGGAATTGCCGTCCATAGAGAGGGCATCCCATCGCTTGTCCTTGATGGCTGTTTTCATAACATTCTGTGCTTTACGCACTTCATCGTCAATCATGGCTTCATAGTCGGCAAACTCGCCGCCGGTTCGTCCATGGGGAATCTTGACCTTCAAGAGCATGTCATGGTATTCAGTAGGGATTGACGCATAAACAGAGCGAACCGCATTCACAACAGTGAGAATGTTCGCTTCCTGTTCGGCCGTATAATTCTCCGAAGGACGACCGGCAAAAGAGGGAAACCCCTCAAGTCCTTTACCCATGTTTCTAACGGCAGTCCAATAAACTGTTCGCATTTCATCGTTTTCTGCTTGGTCGCCAAGGTTAAGGGTTCCAATCAGCGTGGCTTTGTGTAGGTTATCGTCCTCCACATTGTCCAAGTGTAGTCGGACAATTGCAGAGTTTCGCTTCCAGTTGTTTTCTTTCATATTTTTCACTTCCTGTGAGGTGGGTTGGTTTTTGTTTGTTGCATCACCCTTGAAGCAATTATGATATGAAAATCTCGCTTAAACTTAGGGTTTGCAAAGCCAACCATATGGTGTTATAACTTTGTCAATAACGCCCCATAAAACGCCTAAGTCTCGGATTGGCATGAACACCCACGAATTGCGACAGATGAGGAAGAGCGAGGTAAGCGCACTTTGGCAGAAGATAGCCGAAAGCGACGGTAAAGATGAAATGGCGATTTTTGACCAAATCCAAGAGGTTGAAGCCCACTACCAAATTCTCATCAAGGAAAGCGGCATTCTCAATGATTGGGGGATTCCTGCTGAAGAATGGGCCACACTTTCTCAAACCATGAAGAAAATCATCGTGGACATGTCAGAAGAAGCCAACCGCTACGAGCAACTTCGTGATGATTTGCACGGGTGGCTTGAGCAAGCCCCCTAAACGGCCTTCGGGCCAATAGCCACAAAGTTATGACCATATGGTAGGAAAGAATGCAAGTATTTCTTATTCCGTATTTAAAGAACCCCTCTCAATCGGTAAAATAAATTATGCCGACCACAATAACACAAACAAAGAGTGGTGTTCAATTGGATGTATTTCAAATAACAATAATATAGAATATCTAATATCCAATATATCATATAATATAGATTGTTCAATCCGTCTCACGCTGGATAGGGAATGAGACGGATTGTATTAGATGAGGATAGGGGTAGTTGTGTATCACAACTACATATTTCTAATCAATACATCTCATATATCTCATATCTCATATCTCATACTCTCTCTGTGAAAGTGCTTGTATGGGCTTTAGCATAAGTGCTTCTCATAAGTCCCCCTATTAGATAGAGAGACCTTGTGAGAGAGGGAGAGGTAGGATGAGATATGAGATGGATGAGATGCATTGTCGGAAAATTGTTGTTTTGGGGTCTATTGGTAAGACTTGTGTTGCACAACTGTTCGTCTCATGGTTTGCTGATTTTTGAGACGGATGATGAGATGCATTCGCCATGAGACGCATTTTCTCCTATTGACTGGAATTAAATTGGGCTAAATATATTCAATTGCCTTTGTGAGATAATTGTTAGCATTAGGTGTTTTTAATCAACAGTCATCGGATGGAGACCGATGGGGGTTCTATTGCCCAACTAAAACAATTATCCATAAGTCGCCCTATTGGGGTGTCCTCTAACTTCTTTAGCGGGCTTTATATGTGTTTAACCACATGTTAGGTCATCCCCGAATGACGGGGAATGGAGTTGAAAAAATATGGAAAACACCGAATGGGATAGCCTAGTGCTTGATGTGAACGAATACCTTGAGGCCGCAGACCTTGAGGCTGGACTTAGCCAAGTCATCAGCCTCAACCTTGAGATTGGAACGAATGATGCCGCAGAGCGTGAGAATTGCCGAAATGCAATCAAGGCTCTTTTGCGAGGCCGTGATGGAACACCCTTCCGCAAGGGAAAGAAGCCATCTGTTCCTACCTCTGTCCGTGTGTCTATTGACAAAATCTGTGGAGTTGTGAGCGAAGCCGCCACCAACTACTACAACCATGATGCCATTATTGCGAGCGTTTCTTTCGCCCGTGGTGGAGCGTTGTATGATACAGCAGAAGAATATGCTTCTTCCGTTGTGAAGAAAACCCGAAGTGCCTTGACTAAGCAGTTTAAGGCTGGCGAATGGGACGGTAGCGTTGCCTCTCTTCTTTCCTCGGAAGAAGAGTGAACCAATAAGCCTAAATCCAGTCTTTTAGACTGAACAACAGAGGATGGGGGGCCAAGGCCCCCTGTCCTCTCCTTTTCAATGGGGAGTTTGGCTAAATTAAAAAAACCTAACGGGTTTCTTCGCTAAGGGTTGCGTTCTTTGACCTAAGGTTTTCTCCCCACCTCTTTGAGGTATTGTTATGAAATTAATTGAAGAAGTCTATGTCAAGGCAGATAAAAACACTATTTGTCAAACTTGTGGAATTGATATTCCCGAAGGAACAAATCATTTACTTGAGACTTATGTTCATCAAGGTAATTTACTAGTTAGCCACTATTGCTTGAATAAGAAGTGCAACCCTCCCAACAATGTTAGAAGTCGCCTAATGTGGGGCTTTGGCATAATCATCGTAATTGGAGCAATCGCCTTAGAAAGAGGAATGTTCTGAATTAGCATCTATATCTGAGGGGGTCGGGTGTTCAGTCCCCCTTATAAGGGGGTCGCCGCCCGTCCTGTTGATGATGGGCGAAACCGTCAGTTGCTACTATAGACATAAATGCGGCTGCTTAACATCAAACAAACGCTAAGGTGGTGGAGCATGGTTAAACACGCAGGGCTTAAATTCCTGTCCGTAATGGTTCGCAGGTTCAAATCCTGCCCTTAGCACTCACATCATGGGGAAGTTGCAGAACAGGGGCAACAATGAAGTATGCCGATTAATTTCGGTTTGTTCTCCTTCCCCTCCTATTCAAATAAAAGTAAAAGAGGTAATAAAAATGAACAAAGAAGAAAAAGAAATGGTGGATTCACTAGTTGAACACATCAAGCAACAAGAAAGAAATAAACAAACAAAGTCATTAATGGAAATGCGTAAGGTATTCTCCGATTACTTGACTTCCCAAGGTATGGAAATGCCCGAACTTTTTAAGCGAGGGGATTTTATTTCTTTTTTCTTAAATAACAATTGAGGTAATAAAAATGAAATATACAGAACAACAAGAGAAGATTTTCCACAGTATTGTGGAAACTGAGAGCCATGTGATTGTGATTGCTGGAGCAGGAACAGGAAAGACTTCAACCATCGTTGAATCCGCAAACCGCATTGATTCAAACAATGCAGCATTCCTTTGTTTCAACAAATCAATTCAGACCGAATTGCAAAGCAGATTGCCTGATAATGTGGATGCGAAAACATTCCACGCTTTTGGCTTTGCCGCAATCCGAAACGCCGGTGTCCGAACAAAGGTGGACGGTCGTAAAACCCACTACATTATTCAAGAATTATTGGGTAAAGACTACTACACACAACCATTGTGCAAACTAGTTTCCTTAATCAAGGGTTCTTTGGTTGATGCAACCGATAAGAAGGCAATTCGTCAATTAATTGACCAATATAACATTGTTTTTGAGTCAAGTCGTGAAGAAAACCAAGCCATTGGTGCGATTCCTGCTATTCTCAACCTCGCAAAGTCTCAAACAAACAAGATTGACTTTGATGACATGATTTGGCTTCCCTTGGTGAACAATTATCCAATGCCTCATTATGATATTCTTTTTGTGGATGAAGCACAGGATTTCAACGAAGCACAGCGAGAATTAATTTCCCGTGTGGTGAATGGTGGGCGATGCGTTATTGTTGGCGACCCTAATCAAGCAATTTACGGATTCCGTGGTGCTGATAGCAATTCGATGAATATGTTCAAGCAACGATTAATGAAGGAATCAGACCGTGAAATTGTTGAATTACCTTTGAGCATTTCATGGCGTTGCCCAACTAATGTTGTAAAAGAGGCTAACCGATATGTTGCTAACTTCCATCATGCTCCGAACGCTATTGAGGGAAAGGTCGTTGTTGATGCGCCTTTCAGCCCTCAAAGAAACGATATGGTTCTATGTCGCTACAATGCGCCGTTGGTTTCAGCGTTTTATGACTTGATTTCACAAGGTAAATCTGCATACATCCTCGGAAGGGATATGACAAAAGGACTCATCAATGCTGTCAAAAAAATCACCAAGAACAACAACATGGGTGTTGTTGAATTCAGTGGTTTGTTTCAAGCAGACTTTGAATACAACCACAAGCGTTTGATGCAACAGGAAAAAACCAATCAAGCATTCGCTCTTGAGGATAAGGCTGCTTGTATTCGCATCTTCATTAACAAGGCAGAAACAGTTGGTGGTATCATTGAGGAAATCAAGCGTGTGTTTGATGCTAATGACAAAGGAGAAATTATGCTCTCAACCGTTCATAAATCAAAAGGTCTTGAAGCCAAGAGAGTATATATTCTCGCAACAGAACGAATGCCTCACCCTAAGGGTGGGCTTGAGGAAAACAATATTTGCTATGTGGCAATCACAAGGGCACAAGAAAGTTTATTCTATGTTGGCCCTCGCCCATCAATTAACTGACTCCAAGGGACTTACCTCGCCCTACAACGGTATATGCGTGAGCCGTGGGATTTTGACGCACAGAAAGGTGCAACGCCTTTCTCTTTACTACTGTAAAGATGAACTAAATGCGGTTGTAAGCATGAACCGATTCAAAGGAATTTGATGCTCAAATAGGTGCAAAGCCTATCCATTTAAAGGAGAAATAAAAATGAAATACGAAAACTTTATGAAAATTACAGATAGATGGTCAGATGATGACCGAATAACTTTCTTAATGGAATACCCATTGTGGAATGAAATGGTGATTCGTTTTATTATGCATAAGTGGCGTGATGGTGTAGTTGAAGCAGAACATATTGCATGGTTCGCTAATGACCATTATATTATGGAAATAACAGATTTGCCGGAGGCAGAAGAATGAGTTGCCAACACGACGATTACGAATTGACAGCAGAAGATTTGGAACCTGATTTTGATTCGGGCTACAATATCATTCATCAACATTTTAAGTGTTATGAATGTGGTGCAATCGGAAACAGGACCTACAGAATCCCTGTTGAGATAACTTGGAATGGAAATCAAACTAAGTTGGACTTGGAATGATATTCAAGTGGTTGAGAAAATTCAAGGTGGTCGAAAAAACCATCATCCGTTGCGGAAGTTGCTTTCTTGAAGCAAACCGCTACATGCAAATAAGGTTTCAGCCAATTGGCGAGAAGCCGTCAAATGACAAAATAATAATCCCAATATGTGATGATTGCTATGAAGAAGTATATGAAAGATATAATCCACAAAGACTCCCTGCGCCTGTTCAAGTCGGAATATTTGAACAGACCGATTAAACATGAAATTCGCAGAAAGGAAGTGTATAAAGAATTAAGAGGAATCGGTATGCCCTCTTGGAAAGCATATCAAATATCAATAAAAAAAATGGTGATAAAATGAATACGAATGAAATAAGAAAAGCACAGGTCGCTTCTTTTGGTGCGACCTACGAACCCATGGACGAAAACTCTGTTGAGGTTTATCGTCTTGAATGTAGGCAATATTTAGAACAGACCTTTGAAAACTACTTGGAGAACCCAAGTGCTTCTAATTGGAATGCTATGATTCCTGCCATGATGTGGCACCAATATTGGACTCAAAAGGCAGTTTATGAGGTGATTGAAGAATGAATATCTTTGCACTATCAAAGAACCCTATTGAAGCAGCACAACAAATGCTAGACAAACATGTGGTTAAAATGCCAACCGAGAGTTGTCAAATGATTCACACAAATGCACTTTACTTTCAGTATCTTGCGAAGTATGGAAAGGAACCTTCCTTGCGTGAGTTGAAACAATTTCATGCTTGTTCTAATTCAAAACTAATGAAACCGGCTATGCTTAATCATCCTTCAACTATTTGGGCAAGACAAAATCCAAACAATGCCGATTGGCTTATGCAGCACGCTCTTGCTCTTTGTGATGAATACACATACCGATACGGTAAAACCCACGGTAGTTATGCCCGCATTCTTCAAAAGTGCGGCGACAATTTCATGGAAGAAGGTTCTTGGAAAGAAGCCTCGCCAGTATCTATTGCCATGTTTGATGAATATAGAATACCCAACACCTTCTTGACTGAATGGGAATATGTCATTCAGTCTTATCGCCACTACTATCTTGAAGGCAAGTGGAAGTTTGCCGAATGGCGAAACAACCGCCGACCAGCATGGTTTCCCGCAAACCAATATGCTATCAAATACAACCAATATGTGCAAGAATACAACGCACTGCAACCCAAATTCCCATTGAAGGAGATGAAAATATGATATACTGTTGTGATGAATTTATGGAAATAATTGACACAAAACTCGGCCAACACAAATGCAAATGTGCAATATGTGGCAAAGTTGCTCTTTACCAACCTTACAGGGGTGATTAAGTGCCTAAAAGATGTATTGCTTGTAATGTAGTAATAGGGCACAAGAAACACTATTGTTTCCGTTGCTTAACCGAATTAACAGAAAAGACAGGTGAATATAATGAGTGAATGTAAAAAATGTAATGGAAAAATGAGTTATGTTGTTTTTGACCCGCATGCAGATGCCCCACTTTCCGTGGAATGTTGGGACTGTTTATCTGAATTGAATTATCAAGACAATGTAGCGCAGGACTTATCTCGGCTGTTGCGAAAAGCAAGCCCTGAAAAACTTGCTCAATTGCTGGCTTCCCATGTTGTGGCTAAGGTCTATCGTGAGCGAGAGAGGGACTTAAGTAGGCTTGAAGATATGGTCAAGTCAAAGGATTTAGTCAATGCACTGGCTATTTGTAGTGCGTATATTGGCTGAAAAAAATAATGGGCGTATGGTGTAATGGATAGCATTCGGGCCTTCTAAGCCTGAGATGGGGGTTCGATTCCCTCTATGCCCACCATTCAAAAAAAAGGAGAAATAAAAATGCAAATAAAACCAAAAAAAGTGGAATTTAGATTGATTGATAGCGAGACGATGCCTCCAATCGTTATCAGTTATAATGAGAATGACGAACCCAAGGTAGTGATTAACACATATCACAAACTTTGGATTAGCGTGAACCGGAGAACAATTGCCGGAGTGATTGAAGCACTCCAAGAAAAGATGGACACTATTTTACAGGGCTATCTAGTTGAGCAATTTAACTTTGAGAAAGAAGATAGGGAGTTTTTAGAATGATGACTTGTGAAGTGTGTGGGAAACTACATGTTTCAAGGAGTCTTAAAAGAGAGGAATTAAAATGAAAAGAGAATTAGGAAATGGACGATGGGATAAAATCCTCGTCAAAAGAATGACAGCATTATCTGTTGCCGACAATTACGAAGAAGCAAAGGAAGAATGGATTGCTACTGGTGATGTTTGGTGGAGAGGTTCTGCTGATATGCCTGAGTGGGTAAGCACTTCTTCTCACCCAAACTACTGTCTTTGTGGGCACCCAATTGTCTATCATTTCCGTATTCAAAACACCGAAAATGGCGTTGAAGAAATTGTCGGAAGCGACCACATCAATTCATACCTCATTATGCGACAGATTGCCGAAGAGATGAAAGTTGATTTACAGACTGTATCTGATGAACAAGTAGAGCGTTGGTTGAAAGAGCGTGTGGGTTCAATGAAAGCAGAAGCATGGTGGGCTGAAAACGGATTATCATTCACAACCATGTTTGATGCAGTTAAGGAGATTGATTTGTGGCATAATGTTCACGAAAAAAATGTGGTGTATGACACCAAATACCGAAGATATGAAACCCAAAAGGTCTTGAGAAAGAAAGGTAAGGGCCAATTCGGTATTGACTATGATATGGCTTCTATTGTTTGGCGGTGGAATCACCCCGACAATCCAAAGGCTCAAATCAAAACCCGTGGCTACCCCAATGATAAATTAATGATGGATTTGTCTTTGTTCTTTGCTCAATCTGTTTCCATGCGCCCTGCATTTGAAGCGTGGAAACAAGAGCGTAAAGACCGTTTGGTATTCTTGGAAGAGAAAAAAAGGCAAGAAGAACGCCGAAAGCAAGAACGCTTAGAAAGGCAAAGATTGGCTCAAATTGAATGGGAGAAAGGCGCACCTGAAAGAGAGCGTTTAGCGAAAAAGAGAAAAATGGAACAAATGCTAGAAGCAAAGAGAAGGGACGAGAGACAACTACAAAAGGCTCTAAAAGACCTTGCTCTCGCACCCTCTGAATCTTTTAAAAATATGTGTGATTTTTATGGTTTCCCAGTATTTGATGATTCATTTCCATCTAACCTCTGGGAAGCACGATTCTTAGTAAGCATCAGAGAGAAACTAAATAAGCGTGGTGAATTGACTACTGCTCAATTTGTTTCTATGAAGGACATCATGTTGGAAAAACCTCCGACTGATAAACAGGTCAAGTATTTGCGAGACTTAGGTTGGGAAGGAGAAATACCTTCTAAACAATTCGCAAGCACAAAAATTGGAGAAATTTTAGAAAATAAAGGTGAATGAAATGAGAATGATAAAGAATATTATTTATGGGGCAATTGCGATAACTGTCCCTGTTGTTGGCGTAGCATTGGTCGGACTTTTGTATGACGGCGACGACCCCGAGGTATAGCGGGCTTTAAATAGGAAACAGAACATAGGAGAACATAGGAAGTGAAAATTATGATTACACTACGAATTTTGAACGAGATGGGGCACACCACCCTTAGCATTGAAGCAACGGAAGTCATTGAACATATCCACACACACCCAACTCATTGGGTTTTCGTGGACGGAGAAATGGTAGCCCGTGAAGGAATTGATGAAATTAACTGGGACACTGTTCAGTCTGTGGACTTGACTCCCGCAATTGTTGGAGGCCACTATTGAGCCTCCTCTAATTGTTTCCTATACCCTTGGGGGTGTCGCCATGTCCGACCACATGGAGGCATCCCCTTTTTTGGGTGATGAAGATAGATTACAAGTTTTTTATATCGCCCAATGCCCTACAACTCCAACTTGATATTCTGGGTTGGAAACTTATGAATCCCTATATCCATGAGGATGTAGCGGTATTCAAACCTGACTTTTATCCAAACAACCATGTTATCGCTTTAGCGAATCGTGGTTATATTTGGGCTAAAGGATATACTCTTATTGAGTATAAACAACAACAATTTAATTCAGTTAATGATTTATTGGACGAATGGGATTACGCATTAAATGATTTTGAGAACTGGAATTTCTTAGCAGAAAAAGAATGGGTCTTAACGAAGGACGGTAAAGAGAGTCTTTATTTCTTTGATTCCCTTCAACAGATACCCCTGCGAAGAAAATACAGGTGTTGAGTTTTGCGAGACAAAGAGAAGGCTTGTAGGCTTATCAGTGATTGTGTTCAATTATTTAATGAATTAGATGAGAAAAACTTTAGAGGAATTAAAAGGTGGGCCAAATATGCTAAGATTGATGAATCATATTTTAACCCCTTCTCTCTTACTCAAAGCATCTATGATTGTCTTTGGGATGTTCCCGAAGCAATAGACGAAGGTTTTTCTAAATACCTAGAAAGAAGAAAAAAGGAATACAATGAAATGTTGGCCTATCACAACAAAAACTGCGAAACAACATGTTTAGTTTGTGATGATAGGCAAGTTATCAAAGATTTATTGGGGATTGATTATGAAAGAAAAGAATCCTGAATACATTCAAAACAATAGAAAAGGCAACAAAGTTGCCACCATGTGCCGAGTATGCGGCAATAAATTATACTCACCAATTGAAATACAAAATGAGATGCATGATGCATGCAACAAAGATAACACTAAAATATATATGATGTGAAAATTATGAATGTAAATATACGAATTAACAAAATAGACGATAGCAACGACTTTTTCTATACCCATATTGAATCGGATATTCTAGAATGGAATAGGCCTTCAATGCTTAACGGTTTCCTAACCATTGGTAGGGGAAATCCTCGTGCGAAAGACCCCGCCCATGATGGAATCAAAAGAGAATTCTTGTCAATTTTTGCGAAGAGAACAAAACGATATCACCGATATAGAATCCCAAAGAGTTTTTCCACCTCCTTTAAAATAAAGGACTTGGCTATTTTTATACAAAAGAAAAATGGACGACATGCAGTGAATGGTGTCTATGTTTCTTTAGATAACATGTGCGATGTTTTGGCAAGAGTTTTGTATAGGAGTTGCTTTACTGATGATGTTGCTACTTTGAATAAAGTCCTTTGGAAGTTTTTACAAATACCTGAAAATGTAGCATATGCTATGGAAAACCGTGTTCCTTATTTCTTTTACTCGGAATATCAACGCCACGATGTTCGTCTAAATGTTCAAAGAATAGACCATTCCACTGTTGCTATTGAGATTAGCGACGGTATTTGGGGAGAAATGTCTTTTAAAGAATTAGATAAATATTGTAATTTTTATGTTCATTCTAAGAAGAGAGGTTCTTGGCCCTTCACCTCGCCAAAGAACCTATTCACCAAGTTGGTAGGAAGAGAACCTTCCGGTGCAGAATTAAATTTAATGATTGCTTTTCTTCAACAGAATAGAAAACAAGATATTGTGGAAAAGAAAGCATACCAACTCATAAGTGAGATGGTGGAACAGAGGCCTGAGAGATTATTTCCTGTTTGGACTGAAGATAATAAACTCTCTAGGCTTTTTGTTAGAGGTAATCATTACGACTGGTTGCTATCCAGCAAAAGATTGAAGGCTAGCGGAACACAAGATGTTCAGACTTTTGTCTATCAACCACAAGAAGGAAAGGATGCATGGAAAGGCCCAATTTGCATTGATAATGCAAACAATGATTCTTCTATTGGCGACCAATTTGCCGCAAGAGCGATGGCTCTTTTGAATGATAATATGACTCTAACAATGGTTAGCACAATCAACTCTTACATTAGAAGTGAACCAAATATAAATAGGGCGGATATGAATGAAGAAATGCGAAGAATGCGGCTTAAATGATAGTAGTTTTGATGAAAATATGGGAGAACACATCTGTAATGGGTGTGGGCTTGTCATTATAACTGAAATGTTTGAAGAGACTGTTCATATTTTGAACAGTGCTGGTGAAAATATTCACTCTGCTGATAGGGGCCACTTAGGTTCTGTTATTACAGGAGAGGGTTCTTATAAGTTAAACCGGTTCAAGAGAGGAGTTATTCCCCAAAACATTCAACAAGGGTTGCTACACTGCAACATGGTTTTGGCAAACTTCTCACCTTCACAATCTTCTAAAGAGAGAGTGGAAAAAATATACATGGAAGCATATCGTAAAGGCATCTTTGGGAAATTTTCTTTTGAAGATAGGGCGACGGCGGTAGTGTTCTATGCTCTCAAGGAGAGAGGGACACCAATACCTCTCAAAAAGGTCATGGAGGAGTTTGAAGTGAACCCAAAAAGGGTCCGTAAAATAGTCAAAAAATTAAACGGGCTTTATCGCAATCGGATTAATTTTACGGAAATTAATCCTGCTTATCAGTTAGAATATCATGTCTTGCAGATTACCAAAGACAGGACATATCTCCAACAATGCTTACAGGTATTGGCTCGTTTTGAAAACATAGTGAGTAATAGTAATTTTACAAAAAGCAAATCCTACTATGCTTCTATCTGTTGGATTACATCTAATGTTTTCCTGAGGAGTGAACCGACTCGTAAGCAAATTTGTGAAGCATGTGAGTATCATCATAGTTGTGTCTATGAGCAGACGAAATCCCTTTTAGCCTTGATTGGGAAAACTTCGGTTAAAGAATTAAGAGGCAAAGATGTAAATAAAATAGGTGAAACAAATGTTTGAAAAAGAATGGAATAAATTAGCAAAGACGATTTACACCAATGCGGTGAATCATGGTTTTTGGAAGGAAGAGAGAAATGATGGTGAAGCAATTTCACTGATGCATTCGGAGTTATCCGAAGCACTTGAGGCTATGCGAAACGATAACCCTTCTTCGAATAAAATCATTGAATTTAACAGCGTTGAAGAAGAATTAGCAGATGTAGTCATTCGCATAATGGATTATGCTTTTGGAAAGGACTTAGATGTAGCGGGTGCGATTCTCGCTAAGATTGAATACAATAAAAGCCGTGAGTTTATGCATGGCAAATCGTTTTAAGGAGGAATAAATATGAGCAAAACAGTTAAAGATATGAAATGTGGTTTTTGTGGTGCTATTGGACACACCGCTAGAACCTGCGAAGAAAAGAAAAAGCAAGCAATTAAAGACGAAAGAAAAGCCAGAAGAAAACAGGCTAAAAAATACTACTATTCCGATTCTAAAAGCCTTGCACCTCTTCTCGAAAAATTAACAGAAGAAGGAAAAACCGCATTATTGAATAATGGTTTTATGCGTAGCGCACACTTTTTGGTTCAAACAAAACCCGAAACTGCCATTCAAGAACTACTGGTTGAACCCATGATTGAGACTACCTCTACAAGAGCGAAAAGCGAAGGCCGTAGGGTTGAATTTAGTAGAGAGCCTCATTTTAAAACAGTGGATAACAAAAACAAGTATTTGGATTATTTACTCACTGTTTCTTTCAAGGGACACAAAACACCTATCAAGTGGCTAATTGAAGCAGAAGCACCCAATCAAACTCATAAGGGTATTGAGCAGGTAGAAGATTTTTTGGCTTCCGTCCCTAATGTGAATGAGTATCGTTTTATTGTGACGGACGGCTATTGGTATCATTTCTGCCTTCCTACTATTGATAGTGCCTTAGAGTGGACAAGCATCACTCTTGACGATAATAGTTTTTGGCTGGACAATAAAGTGAGTGCTATGTTTTTGGATATTAAAGCACTAGACAACATGAAACATTTAGCACTATGGGGAACTATCATAGGTGCGGCACTGGTATGGAACTACCTCTTAGTTTAAGGAGGAATAAATATGAAAAAAGAATTAAAAAATTATTGTGCGTTTTGTGATGAGGTTATGCAAGACTATGAATCAAACAACCCCGACCCTTTCATTTTTGAGAGCGACTATGATAGGGTCTGTAGGGATTGTGATAATCTAGTTATTGCCACAAGGATGCTATGCACGACAGAGGAACAAGTCAGTTTTATTCAAAACTTATTGATGATGAGTTTTAGCCTCAAAAAGGCTAGAAAGAAATCAATGGAGATATTTGAAGAAATGAATAAACAAAAGGAGGAATAAATATGAAAAGAAAAATATTGATAATTGGAGCAGGTGGAATTGGGAGTTTTCTAATTCCAATTTTACACAGAGCAGGATTGTATGACATTTCAGTTTCCGACCCAGATAAGGTGGAGCAAAAGAACCTGTCGTATCAAAACTTTAGGAAAGGTCATGTTGGGCAAAATAAAGCAAGTGTGATGCGAGACGAATATGGTTCTGTCAATCATTCAAGCCCATACCCAATTCTTGCAGAATCGCAAATGAAAGGGTATGATTTGGTTATTTGTTGTGTTGATAACATTGGGTTGCGACGAACCCTTTACAACACAAGCATTAAATGGTTAGACTTGCGGGCGCAAGGTAGGAACGCCGCACTTGTGAGTCATAAAGCAGACCCGAAGATGTATGATATGCTTTTAGCCGGAGAAGAAGGTTCTTTCAGTTGTCAAGGAGATTCATGGGATGGAACAAATAAGGGTGTTCATTATATGCAAGTCGCAATTGCTGGATTGGGCGCACAATGGATTCAACGCTGGTTTAACGGCGAAGAAGTTAGAGAATATATGGTGGTGAATGTATGAGCCGAGGAATAAAATGGACAAAAGAAGAAGAAGAATATTTGTTAAAGTTGGAATACTCATCAGAGTTTGATTCAATTGCTAATAAGATTGAAGAAATTTCTGGGAATAGGCGTTCTGCACATGCTACAAAAATGAAGTGGAAGAAACTTCAAGAAACACTCGTAAAAGAAATCAAAACCTCGATTTATTCATCGGGTTGGGATGAAGAGAATGATTTCTTTTTGTTGGTTAATTTCTATGAAATGAGCATTGATGAAGTGCGTTCATGGTTTGGTTGTAGTTATGCTGAATGTGCTGGTCGTCTTGAGAAATTGTTTGATAGCACACAACTGTCTCACATAGAGTTGGTTAAGAAGGCCGCTATGACTGTCCGAGAACGAAAGGAACCCTACACGCCACGGCTTGCCTCAAGCCGCAAGGAGAAGCGTATTATCGCCAAAATAAACAAACTCCACGACAAACTCATGCACCTCCGAGGTGGAGAAGAATGAGCAAAAGCGGAGATTGGTATATTCGGGAGAACCCTGAAGATGACGATTCGGGATATGATGAATGGTTGATGGAACAAGGCTATCAAGATTGGCTAAAAAATAATGAAAAGGTGAAAGATATGAATTTTGCAGAAAAAATGAAAGAAGAAAGAAAGAAAATTGTGGAGGCAAGGATTGAAGCATGTCGCTATGTTGAATCAGTGTGGAAAAATATTTGTAAGGAGAATCCTACTAGTGATGATAAGCATCATATTGTTTCTCTTCACGATGCCATTTGGCACGCTTCAATAAATATTCTTCCTGCTTTTGAGGTTCAAGCAGTTATTGATACGAATGATAGAATTTTTGTTTCCACGGGAACATCAGGCTATGTTGATTATTTGACAATTGACCCTTCAACGCTTATTGGGATGAAACTGCCTATCAAGTGTTGGATTCACACTCACCCATTTGGGGCTGCTTACTTTAGCGGAACAGACTGGAGAACAGTCAATATTTGGGGAGACAACATGGAATGTGCATATGTCCTTGGTAGTGAAATGTCTAGCAAGGGACACTATGGTTTTTGGGATAAATACGATAAAAACCAATTAGAAATTTATGTAAATGGAGAACACACACAAACACAAAAACAGATAGGAAGTGAAGAAGAATGAGAGAAAGAATTACATCAAGACAGACCTATAAATCAATTAAAAGCGGATTAGATACTGCTGCAAAGTATGGTGATAGACCTATGAATGATGAGCAGCCACTAACAGTGAAGGAGAGAATACTTCGCCACCAAACTGCCCATCCCAAAGACCATAATAGAAAAAAGGAGAACCGTGGTGTTCAGTGGGCTAAGTCAAAGAAAACTCAACGGGATAAGAAATTAAACGAGTTTTACAAGACCCATGTTTATACATGGATTTCAAACTCTCGTCGTGGTTGGATTGCCGTTCCTACGGAGGAAGAAGAATGAGGGCCATGAATAATTTTGTAATTGTTGAGCAAGAAGTCCAAAGTCATGGGATTATCACCATGAAAGAAAACAACTTGGGCAAAGTATTGTCTTGTTCTTGTGATGAAGAATTGGTTGGTAAAACCATTATTTTCTCTATGGAGAAAACTATTCAAGAATACGATGGTTTCAAATTTGTGCCTTATGAAATGGTTATGGCGGTGTTGGAATGATTATCAACGGAGAAGAAGTAAAGAGAAAATTGTTGCAAGGAATTAACTTGGTGGCAGACACTGTTCAACCAACACTTGGTCCTCAAGCAAAGACTGTTATTTTACAAAATAACCCACCAATTGTCATTAATGATGGCGTGACGATTACGAAATACATTTCTCATAAGGACCCTTATGTTCAAATGGGTGTGCAATTGGTTCAAAATCTAGCAAGTAAAGCCCAAGAGGGGTCAGGAGATGGAACAACAACGGCATGTATTCTTGCGAGAATGCTTTGTAAGAAAATCTCTTCATTACCAGAAATGAATGCTCATCAGTTTTATGAAACTCTTGATTATTTGAAGGTAAAAATGCTTCAAGGCTTGGACGAATTATCAATTAAAATTGAGGATGATGACATTCTCAATGTTGCTACAATTGCGGCAAACAACGACCCGAATCTTGGGGCGTTGATTCAAGCGGGAATTGAAGAGGTTGGTCGTGAAGGTGCTTTGACTGTTGAAGAATCGAAAACCCATATTACTGAATTAGTTGTGCGGGAAGGAATGCAGATTCCCGAAGGCTACATTAGCCACTTGATGGCGAACCAGCCTAACGGTAAAACCGTATTTGAGAATCCTTTAGTGTTCATGTCAAACATGAAATTCCGAAACTTCAAGGATATTATTGGTTTATTGGAATATGCTGCAAACCAAAGCAGACCTCTAGTTATTTTCTGTAAGGGAATGGATGGTTCAGCCTTGAATAATCTATTGGCTAACATTATCAACAAAACTGTGGAGTGTGCAGTTATTCTTGCCCCTAACTTTGGCGACCAACAATTGGATGAATTAGGAGATATTCAATGTTTGATGGGCGGTAAAGTGTTCACCGAAGAAAGCAAGGATAGTGCTTCACAGTTTGTCAAGAACGATTTAGCAGAATGCGAGAGAGTCATTATTTCAAAAGAAAGAACGGTTTTGATTGGCGGTAAAGGCAATACCCTTAACCGTATAGATTACTTGAAGGAACAAGTCAAATCAATGGAAGGTTTTGAAGCGGCTCGCCTCAAGTCCCGTATTGTTCGCCTTCGTGGAAAGGTCGCTACAATTAAGGTTGGTGCTTCTTCATCTATTGAAATGCTTGAGAAGAAAGAACGCCTTGACGATGCTTTGAATGCAACAAAAGCCGCTTTGGAAGAAGGTATTGTTGTTGGTGGAGGTCGTGCTTTGATGGAAGTTGCTCGGAGAATTGATGCCCCGAATTGGTTTAAGGATGCTATGACTGCTCCTTATGAAGCCCTCTTTGAGAACAGCAATTTGCCCCCTGTTCCACCCGAAGAATATCCGATGGGCTTTAATGCTTTAAGTGGTAAAATGGCTAACTTGGAAGAAGAAGGAGTATTTGACCCAGTGAAGGTGGCTAAAAATAGCCTTCTCGCTGCCATGTCAATTGCTCAGTTGTTCTATTCAACAGAAGTTGCCGTTTTAGTGGAGGATTAAACATGGATAAAGAGATTGTTAGAATAACTACTGTTTATTCGGACGGGACTATGTGTATTCTCATTAAAGAAGATGATGGTCGCTTGAGAGTTGAATGGAGGAAACGCTGATGAAAGAAAAAGCAATCACTGTTATTTTACCTGCTCCACATAAAGCGCAAATCAAATGCCCTATTTGTGATGGAAATAAATGCCATGTCTGTAAAATGTCAGGCTCATTGAAAATTGATGTCGCTCCAAAAATCCCGATTCAAAGAGCGCACATCATCAAATATGTGGCAGACAATATTAGAACAGTTGCCTCGGAATTAACCAAAAAGTATGGCTTAACGCCAGAAGTGAACACCGTTGAAGTCCTTGAAGTAAATAACGGCCAATACGAAGTTGTTCAAATATCTTCTTTAGGAGGGGCTTGTTGGATTGTGAACAGGTTAGATGATTTAGATACTCCAAGGTATTTTACATCAAAGCAAGAACTTGACAAATTTAAACAGGGGTGGATGAATTGACGAAATACAATTTAAATTCCGGAGAAGAATGGGAAATAGCATTCTCTTTTATTAGGAGCAAAGACCTATTGGAAGAGTTTGAGCGTTTTAGAAAAACACAACTGGACAGACACTTAGACCTGTTAATTGAAAGAGCCAAATCCCAACACCAAAATTCTATTGTGGAATTCAATGAAATGATGGCTAAGTTGTTAGGTGATAAGGATGAGTGAATTAAGTATTACAGGAAGAATCATCCGAAACGAGAAGGATGAAATTATTGTCAAGTGCGGAACATATTGGAATATTGAAGTGCTTGACATTCGTTGGTATCAAAACGATAAACCAACAAGGAAAGGTATTCGTCTAAACCTAGAAGAAGCACAGAAATTATACGAAATATTAAGGAGAGAATTAAATGAAAACATTTAAAAAACATACAGAAGAAGGAATGCGGAAAGCAGCCATTAAAAATGGTTGTAAAGGAAGAAGTATCACATATGAAGCAGTTGGCAGAGCCAATCGCTATTGTGGAGAAATCCTTGATGAGTTTTTATTGTTCGTTGAACAATCAATGCCCCCTCTTGGTGGGCGAGGAACCCGCATACAAAAAGAGAATGTTGAAAACGCATACAACCGATTTAGGGTTGCTTTGTTTGAAGCACTAAGAAATGCTAGTTGGGAATCGGAGGAAGAGGAATGACTGAAATCCTTTACCGAATCGCAACCAATGATGAGCGATTCAATGCTTGGGCCAAGAAGAAAAAGAGGAACCTTGAGGGGCGATTCTTGGAGATATTTAATTTTGGCTACAATGAATCCGTAAATGCTGGACATCACACCCGATTGACATTTGTTTGTTATTGGGAAATTCAAGACAATGGTTCACTTGCCAAAGTCGCACCAGCAATTACCCAAGCATCATTGATGTTGCTTGGTCAAAGACTTCTTGAGCGAAACAAATTAAACGAAACAGAATTAGCACACAATATGTCTGTTAATTTTGCACGGCTTCTCGGCATATTAGGTGCTAAAGATGAAGAAGAGTGATTGGGTCTATTTGGCGAATGCCATGTGGACTTATTCTGAAAAGAATGAAGGAAGAATCAGTGTCCTTCTAAAACAACTGATAAAAGAAATAAACAACAATAAGGAGATGATTACAAATGGCATGGACGAATTTAGCGAGACTACTACAAGCAACAGAAAGAATGAAACCAACACAGGCAGTGAAGATGTTTTCCGAGGGAATGGGGAGTTTTAACACATTAACTAGCCCAAGATACACGGTATTTTGTATCTTAGACAAGGACTCTTTGAGGGCCAACAGTATCGCTTTAGCAAAAGCAAAGAAATGGATTTCAAACATTTTCAATATGTTCGATGATGAGATTGATAATGAGTTATATCTGCATAACGATTTGGGAGAAGTAGTCTATCAGTTGGACCCTTCCGCAGAGACACAAAAGAAATACACAATAAATTATGTGCATCGTCTTTTAGAATTGAATTGTGGTAAGTTTGATTCAAAGCAGTATAGAATGATAGAACAGGCTATTCTGAATATGTCAGCAAATGAACGCCGTTGGTTTGTTCGTTATTGGTTGCGGAAACCCCGAAACGGGATAAATCGGGGGACTGTTGAGAAAATAATGGCCTCTTATTACCTTAAAAAAATCGCAGATGTAAAGAAGGATTTGAATTTCAACTCAGTGGAGATTGTATCGCAATACTACGATATGGGACAAAAACCCCCGACCACTCTAAGTCATGGCGGTTTTGTTAAGCCTATGCTTGCGAAAGATTTGCCTATGAATAAGTGGCCCACAAATAAAATTGTTGATTTCAAATACGATGGAAACCGATATCAAATCCATAAAGAAGGAGAATCTGTTATCATCTTCAATCGTAAAGGAAAGATTGTGTCAAAGCAATTCCCAGATATTTCAGAGATTGTGCGTAATTATGAAGTTGATAATGTCATTTTTGATGGTGAGATTTATCCCATCAATGAGGACGGTTCACCTGCCGAACACAAACTCATGGGAACCCGTGTTCATTCAAAAAATGTGGAAGAAGCCATGGAGAGAGTCAAGGTAAAATGGGTCATTTTTGATTGTTTAAAGTGGGCTGGCGAGACGATTATGGGCTTGCCCTATGACCAACGCCTTGAGAGATTTAAGGGGAATCCTGACCAAGCACAACGAATGCCCGAAGGTGGAGATGTGTTGGCTTTTTACAATGTAGCAATTAATGAAGGGTTTGAAGGAATTATTGTGAAAGATGCTTCTCTGTCATATGAGGCTGGAAAGCGTTCAAAGGGTTGGGCGAAATATAAGCCTCCTTTGATTGAGTTAGATGTAGTAATTCTTTCAGCCCAATACGGTGAAGGTAAAAAATCAAATGTCTTTGCTACATTCGAGATGGCTGTAGCCACAGATGGAGATTTCCAAAGTATTGGTTATGTTGGAACAGGCTTTAGCGATATGGATTTAATCTCCTTAACCAACACACTACGAAAAAACATCATTTCCTATGAAGGTAATTCCTATAATGTGAATCCTGTTGTTGTCCTTGAAGTGAGAGCGGATTTAATTTCAAGAGATGCGGCGAATAATATTGGTTTGCGTTTCCCACGATGTAAGCGTATTCGTGATGATAAGTTTGTTTCGGACATTAACACTCTAGAAGATTTGGAGGCCATGGAATGATTGATAATTACAAACATCTTTGTGTTGAACAAGTCGCAGAATTAATGACAAAACTAAAGGCAGAAGTCAAGCAGTTGCGATTCATCGTGAATACCATACCTAATGAAGTGTGGGAAGATATGAAAACATGGGAGAACACGAAACTACTGAAAGCGATGCAGGAAGTGATGGAATGATTGAAGTCGGCGCACTGACTATTATGGTAAGTAATGGAAAAAGAAACACCTATCATTGTCTTAAAATTGAAAATGGTATTGCTCATCTCAAGAACATTTTGCATGAGCAGGGCCGACCAACAAAAATCCCTGTCAAAGAATGCCCTTACATGGAGGACGGGAAACTCATCGTTCCCGAAAAGGTTGTTGAAAAGCGACCACGAACACGAAGCAAACTCAACCTCACCAGTATTTTGAAGGATAATACCGACCTTCAAATTTCAAGAACAGCAAAGAATTTTCTTTATGAATGGGTGGAAACAGCCATAGCAAATGTCATAACCAATGCCGAGCAGAACGCTTTAGAGCGTGGTGATGCCCGAATCACCGCCGCACATATTCATTGGTTAGAGACAAATCAAAGAGTTAAAGGTTATTGGAAAGAACATGAGCATTATATCAAGGACTGATTAGATGTTTATTTATCCAGAACTTAATAAATTACTTGCGGCTTTTGAAAAGGTCAGGACTTTCACTTTCTTTGTTTTTGGTTCCCCCAATACCGAAGAAATAGACATTTTGAACAGAGGGCTCTATCATAGAATTATTCATGCAACCGAAATTATGAAGGAAAGAGTTGTGATAATCATAGAACCTATTTTAGAAGAACAGGCCAATCTTTTAGATTGCTTTCAAGGAACACGGATGATTTTTGGTATTGCTCAGAACGACATTGATGAGAAATTAGTTTGCGAAACGCTTCTTGATGGTTTCGACTTTTTAAGATATAAAGTAGATTATCTTGGATGTAAGGAGACTGAGAGCCATGTTTAGTCGAGAAACATTAGCAGGAATACTTCTTGCAAAGGGGCAATTCTTCTGTAATGTTCAAATAGATGAGAAAATGCGAATTGGTTATTCTGTTAAACTTGGTATTGATATAAGAATGGACTCTTATGAATTTCTTTCGGGAATGCAAAGAGCGTTTCAAACTTATGGTGTTGAAAGCAAACTCAAAGAAAGGGAATCGGCAACACGAAAAAGACCTATTCTTAAAATAAGAGGAGTCTCAAACATTGAGAAAGTATCGGATATAATTTATGGTCTCACGCTTAATTGGCGAAACCATGATGACACTCTTGATTCATTCATCACAATATTAGGACTTGTGTTGATGAAGAAACACCGCACGATGGAAGGATTAGAATTAATATTAGAAATAAAAGGGGTATTACATGAGCCTAACAAATATGAATAAAAAAAGACCAATACTACTTACTGGAAAAATAGGCACTGGGAAAACACGAAAGGCAAAAACTTTCGTTAATGACCCCGTGATTTTCTATGCTAATTCAATTGATTACGACATAGGTTCAATACCGACAGAATGTGGAATCATTATTGAAGATGTGCATCATAAACCAGAAAAAGAGGCTATTCTAACAATACTTAGAAATTATCGTGGTCAAATAGTATTGACCTCAATCAATGAGAAAAGTGTTCCTAAGGACATTAAAACCATGTGCCAAATCAAAAGAGCAGGTTCTAAGAATTACCTTAGAGAGAAAATAGAAGCCTCAGCACCGAGAAGTGAACCACCCTTTTCCTATGAAAGAGACACCTTTTCTCTTGTAATGGATTTTCTAAAAACAAAAGATAGGGACTTTGTTTGCGACCTTATGCTTTTCAATAAGCCATCAGATACTCAAATATTAACATGGCTAACAGAAAATATGCATCCTAATAGATTAATATTCATTGATGGTGTTGTAAGAAGGAAATGGAGCCAACGATACTTTTATGAAATGCTTTCGTATGCTCACATGGGAAACATGGTTGGGCGAATACAGATGCCAAGAAGAGGAACCTACTCAAAAGTCCCAAGTCTTTCAAGAAGGCTCGGTGTCAAAAATCCTAAATTGCTATCTCAGTTATTTGAGGATGACAGTTTCAGGGACTGGGCAAAGACTAAGTTGAACAACGCAGAGTGCCGCCTACTCAAACTTGGCGAAAAGAAGAGAAGAAAGAAAACGGACCCTGTAAGGGTCCAACAAAAATCGTTGGAGGAATTCATTTGACTCCAACTTGGAAAATGAAAAAATGCCCCAACTGTGGAAACACAAGAATAACTCTGGTAAGGAATTGTTTTTGCAATCTTTGTCGGAGACACACACATAAATGTAAAATGCACATTATAGAATTTATACGGTGATTAAAATGCTATGGACAGAAAAATACAGACCAAATAAAATTAACGATATCAAGGGACAAGAACACTTTGTAATGGATGCTCAATCTTGGATTGAGACAAAAGATATGCCAAATATCCTTCTTTACGGAAATCCGGGAAATGGGAAAACTTCCGCAGCAATTGTTATTGCTAAGGAATTTTTGAAGGATAACTTCAAAGATAACTTCTTTGAAGTAAATGCTTCTGATGATAGAAGGCTTGAAACAGTTAGAACAACTATTCGCCAAGTAGCACAAAGTGGGACTATTGGAGATGTTCCTTTTCGTATGATGCTTCTCGATGAGATGGATGGAATGACAACAGATGCTCAAAACGCTTTAAAGCGTATCATGGAGCGATATGCTAGTAATATTCGTTTTATTATCACTTGCAATGATAGAAATAAAATTATCTTTGCACTACAAAGTCGCTGTGCTAATTATCATTTTAAGGCTATATCTAATAATAACATGTTAGACATGGTGAAGAATATTCTTCTAAAAGAAGGAATAAACCGCTTTAGCGACGAAGAGTTAGCGGCCTTTATATATTCTATGAATGGTGATATGCGGAGGGCAATCACCGAGATTCAAGCAGCGAAAGCGAGCAACTCAACCCTTCAACGACAAATTGATGTATCACTGGAAGAATACCATAAAATATTAATTAAAATTACAAATAAGAATTCAAATGTATTGGGTGAATTACATGATTCGTTATACAAAGGCAGAACAGTTAAAGAAATCTGTCTTGGTTTGCATGATGCAATCATTAATTCAAAAGGGCTTGATAGCAATTTGAAATTTAAGTTTCTCCGAACAATCGGAGAATGCGAATACCGCTCCAACAGTATGACACCAAAAGTGCTTTTATCATGGATGGTCGGACAACTGTTGTAAAAACAAAAAAAAACAAAAAATGGAAGTGAAAAAACATGGAAGAAAAAACTATGAAAGAAATAGAAGCAGGTGCTAAGATTCTTGGTCTTACCACTGAAGAGGCAAACGCCAAGTTTGCTGAAATTTGTGGTGAAAGCCACATTGAAACGAACAACCCCATCGGTCTTGGGCTATGGAGAAATTATGTTGCTAATGCAAAGCGTTCTGCTTCAAGCGGAAAGAAGCAGCAGCAACAAAGCGATTCTCTTTTCAAGCCAGCATTCGGATTCTTTTTGTCTCTTGATGCACCAAGAGATATGATGAGTTGGAACAGAAACAAGGCGAAAGAGGAATTCCTTCGTGATTCCGATAACGCTCTTGAGAATGGGATTGTTGCTGTAGCAACAGAAAATGCTCTTGGGAAATTTACCGTTTCCCGTTATTATAACGGAAACTATGAAGAAAAGGTTGTGGAAAACCTACCCGACGGAGCAGAAACTCTTGAAGATGGCCGGATTTATATCCCTCTTGAAGCCACCGCTACCTACATGAATGGTGGAAAGAACAACAATTACGGCAAGCCCCTTCCAAAGGAACAATTCCGACGAAGCGGTATTTTCTTTGGTTCTGTTGCCGGTGGAGAAATGCAACCATATTTCTTCTCCTACAAAAACCAAGGAGGAATTGACTTTGCACCAAGCACCTTTGAATGGGTTCATTTCATTTGTGTCGCAAACGCAAATGGAACGGACATTTACGGTGCAACCGATACGACACTCAAGAGCCTACTCATCAATTCGGAAATTGACCCCGAAGCAGATGCATACCGAGATATGTCTGGCTTCTCTTATGAAGAGTGTTTGAAAGAACACTTTGAAAAGCATATCACTGCTTTGGTTGAAATTGACAAGGCCCATATTATGCTTCAAAGCAGCCCATCAAAAGAGCGTTTCATCATTACTGATGGAACGGTGTGCAATATGAATATGACACCAACCAAGAACGGAAATCGAATCATCAACATTACTGACTTAAATGCCGAAGTGGACTTTGAATCGGATAGCATGACGACTTGCTGGATTCCCGAACACATTAATTTGGATTTCGGGATTGGTTCAACAGTTATCGTGATTGGCCGAACAAGCCAAAGAATGGTTGATGGTGAAGCCGAACCGACAACAATCAATGTTGCTGGTGTGCTTTGTGTTGAGCGTGTAGGTTCTCCTGTTGAATCCGCACAACCCGTGGAGAAAGACTTTGATTGGTTTTGATTCCTCCCTTGCGCTGGAAACCTAGGGAACCGTGTATATGTGGCGGTTGAATGACATACGGATAGGTGCGATGCCTATCGTTCAAAAGGTGAATAAATTGAAAGAATTAATCGGAGATAGATTTTTAGTGAAGAAAAATGCATATGTTGTTGATTTAGCAAATGTAGATTTTATTACTTATAAAGAAAACGAAAATGAAATGGGGACTTACTGGGTTAAGTTTCATATTGGACAAAAAGAAGCAAGGTATGTCTGTTATGACCTTGAATCGCTTAGAGATATAATCCAATATTGGACTATGAGTAAGAATTCAAAAACTAGAATAGAAGAAAACAAATTGGTGTGATAAACATGGGACTAACAAATAATAAAGGAAATGCCTTACCAAGCGAAACATTCTTGGAATTGCATAAGAAACAAATGGAGAAGAAAAGAGAGAACAAAAAATCAAGAATGGTTTTAGGAATTTGGGGCATTCCCAAATCTGGTAAAACTGGTCTTGCCTTAGATTTTCCTGATAGGAAAATCTATGTTCTTGATTGGGATAGTGGTGTGGAATCCACATGGATTACTTGCCACGATGCAACAGAAAGAATTGAAGTCTTTGACCCTATTGTTCAAGACAAAGAAGCACAATTGGATATTCACAAGTCCGAGCAAAACTCAAGAGACTTTGTGAAGTATGTTCATTCAAAGATTGAAGAAGGAGAAAATCCTATCTTTGTTATTGATGGTGTGGACACTTGGTTTAACAGTTGCATTCTCAAGGTCAATCCTGACCCAACGAAGGTGACGAAAATTATGCCGTTTCAATACGGTGCAAGAAATAAAACATTTGAGGCCCTAATGGTTTCTATTTATCGTTTGAAGTGTGATGTCATTTACATCACGCACGAATCGGAAAAATATGTGGATAATGTTCCTGTTGGTGTTCAACCTAACTGGCGTGATTGGGGCGGAAAACTTGAACAAGAGATTCACTGCACCCGAAAGAATATCAAAGGTGAAATGCATTATGTCGCACAATTGGTTGGCTCAAGAACAAATGGAAACTTGGTGGGAACCAAGTGGACAGTCCGTGAAGGAACTCCACCAAATGTTGTTTGGAACGGTATTCCCGAATTACGGGAGGGTAAAATTTGAAACCGAAACAATGTTGCGGTATCAATTCTTCCAGTGGTGGTGGCTCTAAAAAAGGAGACAGATGTAAAGTCATGGTAAAGGATTTTGATATCAGACTTAAGAAGTGCCTTAACAAAAATAAAGACTTGTGCTTTATGCACTGTGATTGTGCATATTGTTTAGATACTTACGAAACCCGAAGTAATCGGGGAAAGAGGCACAAATCAACACTTTACGAAGGAAAGGCTCCCATTGGCTATCTATTTGACCGTTGGAGTTCTATAAATTTGGATGCTCCAGACTTTCTCTTGAAAGAAAAGGATATTGAAAAATTAAGAAGCATTTGTTTAGTCGTATATAAAGAGTATAATCATCTTTGGTCGGATATTGTTTCTATGGCTAAGAAAAGAAAAGAGAACAAGAAAACCCTGCAAAAAATAGCAGAATTGGAATTAGAATTAAACAAACTAAAGGAGAAATTACAATGAAATTTACAGTTAGCGCAAAAGAATTAGAACAAGCCATTGAAAGTATTCGTGTCAAAGGAAAGTCATTGACCTCAAAGGGTTTTGGCAACGCTTCAATGGGCGACTACATCTATGTTGTTCTTGAAGGAAACACCCTTTCAATCGTGAATGGTTCAGCCATCTTCATGGCTAAAATTACTCTTCCCGTTGTTGGTGAAG